GCCGCGCTTCAGGCGCTCGATCTTGCTGGCATCCTTGTCGACGCAGGTGACGTGGACGCCGAATTCCGAAAAGCAGGCGCCGGACACCAGCCCGACATAGCCCGTACCGATCATCGCGATGCGCATGAAAGTTCCTTTGTCTTAAAAGCACTGCGCCTTTGCCCGTCTCCGGTCTTTGGCCATCGTGAAATAGTCCGCATTACCCTCGGCCATGCCATGCTCCGAAGCGCACGAGTGGAGGCTCGGCATAGCGCATTTTTGGAAGGGAGAAAACTTCCAAGCAGATGCGCTAGGTTGTCATTCCGGTAGAGGGGCCGGCACACGCAACACTAGCGTTGCGGCATGAGCGGCTGCATCCCAATACAAATCGGTGCCCCCATCACCGCGGCAGTGCCCCCCCCAGGTCCGGCGCGCGGTCGGGTATGTGCCCCGGCCTCCACCAGAACCGTTGTCCATAGTCCTTGCGCGCCCGCTCCTCCATGCGCCGGAAGGATTGTCGGTACTCGGGGTCGGCCAGAGACTGAATCGTGTCCATCACGGCCCGGTCAGTCACAAGGCGGCTGTACCAGAGGTTCGCGCCGGGCAGGTTGTACCGGACGAAGCGGGCCACCTCCGCGCCGAACTTCGTGGGCTCGCCCTCCAGCACCTTCCGATAGTCGGGAATCGCCAACCGGGCGGCTTGGTCGGCGAGGCCGAACACCGGCCCGGCGAGGGTCATGGGCAAGCCCTGCTGTCCGCGGTCCAGCCCCGCGGCGAAGAAGTCCCCGAAGATGCCCGCACCGCCGCCTTGCATCCACGCGGCGCCCCAGAACTTCGGATCGTCCATCTGGCGCGGATCCTTCCCGGTGATGATCTGCCGGGCCTGGATCGAGACGGCACCGGCCAGGGTCAGCATGGCGGACAGGGCGGCCAGCTGCGCGACCTTCGAGCCGTTGGCATCGATGAAGGCGCGGGCAAGGTGGGTCGTCGCCATGGTGATCGAGAACGATTTGAACAGCATCGCCGACCGGGCCATCTCGCCCATGAAGGTGCCGCGCTGCAGGCCGCCCGTGGTGAGCTGGCGCACACGCGCGTCCGGCTCCAGCACCCCGAAGGCGCGCTCCTCGATGATGGCTTCCATCAGCCGCTCGCCAAGCTGGCGGTCGGACACGTTGGCCGGGTCGAAGAAGCGGGCGCCCTCATGCTCGACCGGCGGAGCGGCCCGGATCACGTCCCAATCCGCCGCGCTGAAGCCGTAGCGCTCCAGCATCTTCCGAAGCGGCGCGTCCACCTCGCCCAAGGGTTTCCCGGCGTTGTCCGCGACATGCCCCATCATCTCCAGCATGAAGGCGTTCTTCATGCCATTGGTCCAGGCCGACAGGCCCTGCGCCCGAACCACGAAGGAGGCCATGCGCCCGGTGATCCCCTGCCCCACGATCTCATCCGCGAAGCGCTTGGACCCGATGGCCGAATCCATGACGGCGCTGGAGACGATGCCCATGCGCAAGGCGAACACCCGGTCCGCCTCGCTGGCCGGGTTGAGCTGGGCCAGTACGCTCCCCAGCAGCTTGACCGCCGGGACGCCGTTGGCCTTGGCCGCCCAGGTCGCCATGACGGAATCGGCGGGCACGGCGGAGACGAGCGCGGACCCCAGCTTGCTCGCGGTCATCCAGTTCCGGACGCCGCCGAAGATCGCCGCCGTCAGCTCGGACTGCGCGGCGCCCAGGCGGCCCGACAGCACGTCATAGGTCCGCCCGATGGCCGCGGCGCTCTCCACCGCCCGCACCGGGTTCAGCCGGGCCAGCACGCCCATATCCCGCGCGCCCTCCGCCTTGTAGGCGGCCTCCTGGATCGCGCGGACCGTCGCGCCGTGCTTCGGCCCCAGCACCTCCGTCAGGGCGATGTCACGGGCCATGCCCTGCATGTGCCCGACCAGCAAGCCGAACAGGTCGTTGCCGACGCCGAACTGGTCGTTGTAGGCCAGGAAGGCGTCCGCGTTCTGCCACTGGAAGACGCGCCGCTCGTTGTGCCGGCCGTAGGAACCGCCCTTGCCCGGCGGGGGCGGCATCTCGGACAGGATGTTGTCCCCGGCGGTCTTGATGATCGTCGCCAGCTTCAATCCCGTGGCCGGAGCGCCCGTGTCGAAGTCGATCACCTGCAGGTCGCCGCGCTCCGCCGCCTGGATCAGGTGTTCGGTCCACGCCTCCCGGCCAAGCTGGCGCACACGCCGCGCGTCGGTGACCTGCGGGTGTCGCCAATCGTCGCGCTTCACCAGATCACCGCCGGCCTCAATGTAGCGGTCGGCGGCATACTCGCTGGCCTCGCGCCAGCTCTTGGCGAACGACGCCGCCTCCGCGTCGTTGGTGGCGGTGCCGTGCATCTCGCGGATCACGTTCCGCATGCCCGCGGTGTTCTGCGTCAGCCCGGCGGCCTTGCCCCGGTAGCTGTTCAGCCCGTCCGCCATCCGGCGCATGATCTGGCCAAGCACCACCTCCTGCCGGGCCTCGACGTTGCTGAAGGTCGCCTTGCCCCGCATGTCGCGGACCAGCACGGCCATCGCGCCGGCGACAACGCCGTCCGGATGCGACATGATCTGATCCATGATGCGGGCAGATGCGAGGACTTGCTTGGCCGTGATGGTTTTCTGACGCATCGCTTCCGCCTTCATGATCCGGGCGGTTTCGGCAATTGCCGCTGAGGTGGCGGCGTCCTGCGACATGGTTTCAGCATACTGCTGCTCCAGATCGCGGATGGTCTTCAGCGCCTGCTCCGCCGCCTTGCGCGACAACAATCCAGCCTCGACCCGACCGTCGAGGCACTTCTTGATGTCCAGGTCCTTCATTCCGCTGCCACTCCGAAAGCACAGGCCGCGACCGTCGCGGCATCGTTGATTGCACGGTCCGCCTCGTCCATCAGGTCCATGGCGCTACGTTTCAGCGCCACAACCTTTCCGGCCTCGTCCACGACCTCCTCCGTGGGCACGTCGATTTCCCGGCTGGCCAGAAGGCGGTTCACCTGCTGGAAAAGCGCGTCCTGCGTCTCCGGCGTTCCGGACACCTCCTCCGCCGGGCGGGGCGATATTGGAATTCCAATATCGGTGGCGGCCTCCCCCGTCATCCGCTCGCCGCGCAGGATCTGCTCCGCGCTCAGCGGCTCCCCGAACAGGCGGTCGCCACTGGTGTTCTTCGTCGCCTCGTCCAGATAGCCGCGAAGGAAGTCCGCCACGCGCTGCCGGCCAGCGGGCTTGGAGAAATCGGCATCCCGGAAAAGGGCGCCCAGGAACAGGCGCGCGTTGCCCGGCAGGTCGTCGCCGAACAAACCGCCCTGGTTCGCCAGTTCGGCGACGGCCCGGCCCTGACCCCTGGCCTCCGCGACCATCCGCACGGCGGCCAGAAGGTCGGCGGTGGCGTCCATCCCCGGCGCCAGATCCCCGCGCGCCGCAGCAGCCCGCAGCTTGGCCCACGGCCCGGCCACGTCGAGGAGGGCGCCGCCGATTGCGCGAATGTCGCTGTCCGCGTTCTCCACGATGCGCCCGATGATCGCCGCATCGCCGTAAGCCCGGCCCATCAGAGCGCCCTGCACGCGCTTGATTCCCTCCTGGTTCAACGCGCCGTCCGCGTCGACCAGGGCGCCACGCTCGGATGCGGGCAACCGGTCGATAAACCCACGGGCGAACGATCGGTTGGAGGCCGCACCAACGTCGCCGCTGGAGAGGCGCCCCATCACGGCGTCGTCCAGGTGGCGGGCGTCGGCCAAGGCCTGTTCGGTTGGTGACAGGCGCGCAGCGGTGGCGGTGTTCGCTTCGCGGGCGAAGGCGGCCCTGTCCACGTCGGTCTTGCGCACCGCGACCAGCACCGGGTTCCGCATCTGCGCCGCTGCGGGGTCCTGCTGTACCGTCCACGCCCGATAGCGATCCGCCGCCTCCCCGCCCTGCTCATAGGCCCAGCGGATCGCCGTCACGCGCCCGTTGCCGCTCTCCACCACGCTGTCCGGCCCAACGATGGGCGCGCCGGTCGCGGCGTCGGTGGAGCGGCCCAGGCGTTCCGGCTGGAGGTTGGCCGCCATGTCCGCGATCTGCGCCTGAGACGCGATGCGCGTCCGGTCGCGCGGCTGCAACTCGGCCGGAAACTGAGGATTGATGCCGCCTTGAGCGTCGTGCGAGGCGATGAGTGACTCGGCCTCGACCACCCAGTATTCCACGTCGACGGCACGCCCGCCGGAGGTGAACACCCGATCCGGCACGGCTGGCGCGGATGGAGTTTCGGCCCGCGCCTCCCGCACGATGTCCTGCACGTCCACCGGGCGCCCGGCCTCGATGTCCTGCGCGGCCTTCTGGAGCGCCCCGGCGTGCGCCTGCTCCGCCGCCACGCTCGGCCCCAGCGGGTTCGCCGCGCGCACCTCCTGATCGCGCTCGGTGACGTTCAAGGCGTCCTGCACCTCGCGCGGCAACTCGGAGCGGTCCCGCCCCCGCCACCAATCCAGTGCACGACCGGCAGCCCTCAGCCCCCCACCGATGATCGCCCCACCGGCTGCCGCCGCCGTGACGTTCCCGGCCGCTTCCGCCAGCCCGTACTGCGGGTCAACCTGCCGCTTGAAAGGCGCCGTCCCGGCCTCGATCACGGCTTGCGACGTGGCGGCGATTCCCGCCTCGATGGCAGCGGTCTTCAGGATGCCCGCGGCCGGCGGAGCGCCCGCGAACATGCTGGCGATGTTCAGCGGGTCGGTCATGGCGCCCGCGATGTCGCCGACGATGAAGCCGGCACCGCTGGCGAAATCGCCCGGCTTGGCGGCCAGGGCGTCGCGCTCGCCCTTGACCTTCTGCGCCTTCGTCACCGCCCCGGCCTGGATTTCCTCGTCCGTGGGGTAGGCCAGATCCAAATCCGGCCGCTCGGCCTTCAGGCTGTCGAAGCGCGCCCGAATGGACTTTTCCAGCGCATCGCGGTTCGGGCCGCGGGAGGCTGCCTCCGGGTTGGCGTAGACCTCCCCCGTGGCGTCCTCCAGTCGGTCAAGCGCGGCCTGCACCACCTCATGCCGGGCGCGCCACAGGGCGTCCGAGTTGGCGTAGGCCCGAGTCTCCGCGAAGGCGGCGTGATAGCTCTCCGAGAAGGACGGTGGAATTTCAGCAGCCGGGGCGGCTTGCGCCCGGCCCAGCGTGTCGGCGGTGTCGGTGGTGTAAAGTCCAAGCAGCATGCGGCCCCTCCATCCCGCGCACTTCCGCACGGGTCAGAGGGGCCGCCCAACGCACGAAACTGTCACCTCATTTGCGCAAGATAAGGTGACAGGGTACGATAAGGGTAACGTTGCAGTTAGCAGCAGCACGGGCGAGTTAAATGATTTACGACGATGAGGAATACACGGCGCGTGCCGTTGATGTGCAGCCATGGATCGAACGCAGCCAAGCCGTTATCGATGAACAAGAAAAAATTCACAACATCCTTAGAAAAAGGTCAGGCGCGAAAATAGGAGCTAACTGTTTTATCGCTAAAACAGCATGCGTCTATGCAAGAGAATTCTCTATCGGGGATAATAGTTGGATTGCCCACGGCGCTATTATTCGCGAGTCCGTTAAAATTGGGCAAAGCTCATCGATTAATGCTTATTGTCATATTGCTGGAAATGTGTCTATTGGTTCATATGTCATGATCGCAAGCATGGTTTCTATATATGGGTTCAATCACGGGCATGAAAGAATTGACGTACCCATGCGCCTCCAGCCTATTACGGCAAAGGGGGTCATCATTGAAGACGATGTTTGGATAGGCGCAAATGCAGTAATATTGGATGGGTGCCGCATCGGCGCCCACAGCATTGTTTCTGCTGGAGCCATCGTAACAAAAAGCTTCCCAAGCTACTCTGTAATTGGCGGAAACCCGGCCCGAATAATTAAAACCCGGACCGGGGAATAGACGTCTCCCTTGATCATTCCTAGACTTACTCTCTTTACCTCGGCGTCTCACGTACGCTGAGGTCCAGAACGAAGGGCTGGCCGTCCGCCCCACGCGCGAACCCGCCACCAATCTCCACCATGTACCGCCCCGGCCCGGCATCATGCAGGGAGGCCAACCGGCGGAAGTCGGCGGCCTTGATCGGGGTGCCGCCGCCGGTCAGCGCCCCGGCGAGGTCATCATCGGTCAGGGTGCCGATCAGCTTGTCGAAGGCGCTGCGGTCCATCCCCGGCACGGGCGGGATGATCTTCCGGTTGCTGACGCTCCACGCCGACCCGCCCCACTCGACCACGCCGCCGGTCACGTCGCGCAGAGCCTGGATCATGCGGGTGCTGTCCATGGCGCCGCTGAAGTCCTGCGCCGCGGCGGACAGGTCCGCATACCGGGCCAGGGCCGCCCGCTCGATGGCGGATCGTGCCTGCGGCATGCTGGAGGCCGCAGTGCCCAGGAACTCGCTCACCGTACCCCGCACATCCTTGTCCGGCGGGAGCATCTTCTTGTCCGCCTCGATGTGGCTTTGGCCGCGGACGATGGAGGTCCCCAGCTCGGGGTTCTGCCGGTAGATCATGCCCGCCGCCGCGAACACCGGATTGTCGCCGGCCACCTTCTCCAGCGTGGCGGTCAGGTGCTGGCCGTCGAGGGCGCGGGCCAGCGTGCCGACGAGACCGGCGCGGGCCTTCGCGTCGCCCTGGTCCCACGCGGCCTTCAGCGCGGTCAGTTCGTCGGGCCGGAACACCGATTGAGGTCCCAGGCTGTACTGCTCGCTGGTCATGACGGCGGCGCGCTGACGGACGGCCAGGGCCTGCACCGCGCCGGCGGGATCGCCCCACGGAACGGGCGGCAGGGCTGGAACCACCCCGCGTTCCACGGCGAGGCCCAGAGGGTCGCGCTTCAGCCCCTCGCGGGTGCTGTCCACCAGCTTGCGCAGGGCGACCAACATTCCGGCGTCTTCTGGCCCCAGCCCCTGCGCGCGCTCCCGCTGGTCGAGCGCATCAACGGCGGCCTGCTGTTGCGCCGGGGTGGCGGGGCCAAGCCGCTCCACCGTTGAGGCCCGGTCAAGGCGCGTGGCGATGCGCTCCAGCAATGGATAATCCTTGGCGAGCGTGGCGCCATTCATGATGGTTTCGACCACGGCGCGCGTGGGCTGGATGCCCTGGTTCAACCCGGTCTCCACCTCCGACCACTGAGCGTGCGCCCGCTCGCCGGCCAGCTTGGCGACGCCGCTGAACAGCCGCGGGTCGAGGGCGGGGACAGCGGAGACCTTCTCGGCGGCCCAATCGCGCACGTCGCCCGCCGTCATCTCCTTCAGGAAGGGGTTCGCCTTGATCACGTCGGCGCTGACGAGTGATTCCATGGGCCGGTCTTCGGAGGCGCGCAGCACAGTCTCTGCGCCGCCCGCCCCCAGGAAGTGCGAGAGGTAGACCGCGCCATCGTCGGTGGGAAGGCCCTTCCCTGCGAGATAGGCGCGGTTGTCCGCGGCATAGCCGTCCACCATGCGCACATGCAGTGCGCGACGTTCCTGCGGCGTGCCGCTGTCACGAAGGGCCAGCACCTGCTCGTCCGTCTTGCCCGCAGCCAGTTCGGGCGCGTGCTTGCGGAGGGTGGACACCCATGTGCTGTTGCGGAACTGGCCCGGCCCGGCGGCTGTGCTGTTCGGGTTCTTGTCCGGCCCGGTCGGCGACCACTCCGCCCCGATGATCCGGTCGGCGAGGCCAAGCCCCATCGACGCGGTGATCTTCCCGGCGCGCTCCAGAAGCTGGTCAAGCGGGAGGCTCCGCAGGTCCGCCAGCAGGCCAGACCGGACGTGGGTGGCGCGCAGGGCCGCCGCCTCTCGGGCGCCGCCGGCCGCCGTCAGGCGCGTCGCCACCTCCTCCACCGTCTCCGGCGGAACGTCCAGACCGGCGGTCAGGCTCGTGCCCAGCTCCCGCGCCGCTGCGCGCGCCTCCGTCAGGTCCGCCTTCCTCCCGCGCTCCATCTGCGCAATGTGGGCGTCCGCCCGGTTCTCCAGCGCGATCCGTTGGGCCGGGCGCAGGCGCAGTTCCGGGTTCAGCAGCTCACCGCGAATCCACTTCCGGGTGGCGTCGGCGCCGCGCTCGGCATAGGTCGGGGTGATGAGGGCCAACGCGTGCTGGCCGGCAGCCTGCCCGTCCAGATCCTCCAGCGCGATCGCGGCCTCGTCATCTGCCAGCAGGCCGGACGACACCGCGGCGGCCAGCTTCGCCTGATGCTTCTGGCGGGCCTCCTGATATTCCGGCGTGCCGACGCGCCCGGCCATGGCCAACCCGATCACGTCATCGCTGGACTGCTTCAGCAGGGCGGTCGTGGACTGCCGGGCCAGCCGTTCGTCGCGGGAGTGCTTGGCGTTCAAGACGACGCCAAGGCCTCGGTTCCCCTCCTCCTGCAGCATGATATCGATCTGCTTGGCGAAGGGGCCGGGCGACGACTTGATGACGCCCTTGCGGTAGCCGTCCCACTCGTTGCGGAAGGCGTCGGGGTTCTCCCGGTGCTTGTCCTGGAGCTCCAGCAGCTTCGTCCGTGCCGCAACTTCGGTCTCGCCCAGAAAGGCGACAGCCTGGCGCTTTTGCTCCTGAACGGCAAAGCGCGTCGCCGTGTCGGTGATCTGGTTGCCGACTTGGCCCAGCGTGGCCCACAGGTCCATCGTCATGATCATACCCCTCCCACAAGGCGCCCAGCGCCGCCACGGACGCCGGATGTGTAGCTGCCCGAGTTGCCCGAAGACCCGCCGTAGATTTCCGCCATCGCGCCGACGCCGCGCACCAGCGACCCGAACGCGCCGACGCCGCCGGCTGCCAAACTCTCACGGCTGCGCCGAGACGATTCGGCGGACACCAAGGCTGACTGCACCCCATACAGCCGGTCCATCGCAGCTTCGTGCGCAAGGTCTCCCGCGTCGGCGCCGGCTTTCCAAATGGACAACTCATTGCCGAACCGCTCCTGGTCGAGCACCGCAATCTTGCGGATGGAATCGACCAGCGTTGCGCCACGTTGCGCCTCGGCCTGCGCAGCGCCGGTCATGGCATCGGCGGAACGGGCGGCATAGCCGGCCTGCTCCAGCCCAATCTGCGCACGGCTGTCCCGGCTCACGCGGTCGGCGAGGGCCATGGCGCTGGGGCCGCTGGAAGAGCCGCGCCCGGCCTGGGACGCCGCCAGGGCGGCAAGGCCGGAACGCAACTGCGCGCTGCGCTGGGCCATGGCGAACTGGCCTTCGGTCTGCGCGCGCCGGGCTTCGGCCTGCAAGGCGTCGCGACGGTCGGCGAGCTGCCGCGTCTCCAGCCCTGCGCCGGAGCGGATGGCGACCTCCTCCATGTCGAAGAGGCCGCGCCGGGCCATGCCCTGTTGCTGCTGGGCAAGGGTAAGCGGGATCTGCGAGCGCTCGATCTGCGCCGCCTTCTCCGCCGCCTGGATGGCCTGGATCTGCCCGGACCGGGCTTCGAGCCCGGCTTGCCGGGAGTTCGCCTTACCCTGCTGAACGGCGCTGTAGGCCGACACGCCGGCGCCAACGACGGCGGCGCCAGCGGAAACTGCTGCTAAGCCCATGTCACACCCCCGTCAGATCAATGCGGAAAAGCTGGCCGAAATCCTCACCGCCCAGCCGGCGGTACAGCGGCGCCATGCGGGGGCCTTCGCCACGCGTGCCGGCCCGTGCGAACACCTCATCGACGCCGCGTTGACGCAGTGCCTCAAGGGCAGCGCGTTGCAGGCGGAGGCCCAAGCCCCGGACGGCCGGATCGGCATAGAAGGTCGCGTGCTGCGCCGACAGCACATCGGGGGATTCCAACGACGGCGAAATCACCGACATCAGGTAGCCGAACATTCGGCCATTGCACCGGGCCGTCATGATCTGCATGGCGCCAAGATGGTCCAAGGCGCGGAGAAGGGGAATGTTCTTGCCCTGCCAATCACCGGGGGCCTCGCCGACCGCGACCAAGTGATCGTTGAAGAGCTTCTCGGCGTCGCGCAGCCACGTGTCGAACGGCTCGGCTTGGAACGTCAGGCCGTCGAGGTCGCCCGGCTCTCCACGGGCCATCAGCGCCAGCGTCTGGTGCTTGGCGACCCGCTCCAGCTTGTCCAACTGTGCGGAGTGAGCATGGGCGTGCCGGACGATGGCGCGCATATCGCACTGGATGTTGACCGGCGCCCACAGCTTCCACCAATCCGGATCGTGCTGGTAGGGCAAGCAATGCTCGAAGACGGCGGCGCAAACCTCCTCCCTCTCCAGATCCTCGAAGCGCACCGACAGGGCGTCGGGCACCCGCCGGCTGATCTGCTCCAACTTGCGGTCCAGCCGGAGCATGAGGCGCTCGACCGCCGTCCTATCTGCGAACAACCCCAACCACATGAGGCTGTCCGTGGCGTCGGTTACGTCCCGCCGCACCACAACCACCCGCAGATCGGACCGCAGGTGCCGGGCCAGCCGCCACCATGGCGCCGCCGCGGTCTCCGCTGTGCCCGTGCAGGGCTGAGCCAGCCAGGACCGCACGTCGTCCAAGCTGCGGGCGTGGCGCAACTCCTCATGACCGCACACCCAATCCCCGTAGGTCAGGAAGCGCGACAGCCACGCCGTGCGGCTACGTGGCATGCCGAAAACGATGAAGGGGGGCATCAGACGGAAACCTCCATGGACAAGCCCAGCACCGTCACGGGGAGCGGCTCCGGGGCCTGGATCGTGATCGTCGGGCGGCGGGCGCGGCCCAGAAGGCGAAATTCCTGTGGGCCGTTGCGCTGCGGCGGGGCCTCCGACAGGTCGTCGGTCACGGCGTAGGCGGTCAGGGTCTGGCCGGATACCGACAGGCGGTGGCTGCTCTGCAGCTCTACCCACACGCGGCAGATGCGCATGGTGTCGTGGACGACGGGGCCGTTGCGCCCCTGCACCACCGGCGGCAGCGTCTCGATCACCCAGGGGATATCAAGGCCCACATTATACGGCCCATCCGCTGCCGGGTCGGGCTGCGGCAGGCCCCCGAGAGCGTAGCGCCCGGCGACCACCTGCACGCCGGGGGTGGCGCCATAGCGCGCCGTCGCGTCGTCCAGGTCGGTGTACGTCGTTGCGGCATCGAGCGACAGGGCGGGGTCCACCTTCTCCAGAAGGTGCTTCACCGCGCCGTTGATGGTGCGGCGCGTGACCAGGAACAGTTCATCCCCAACGGCTGCCACGCTGCGGATCGCCCCCTCAATGGACCACGGGACGAAGCTGCGGACCTGCTGGCTTTCCAGAAGCTGCATGCAGGCCATGGTGCCGTCCGCGTTCACGAAAAAGCCGTAGGTTTCCACACCCTCGTACCAGCCGGTGGTGAACGCGGCATCGACAGGGTTCTTGATCGTGTGGGAGGCCAGCAGCGATATGGGCGTGCCCGTCCACTGCGCCGTGGTGTCCCCCGTCGGCGACAGCTTCACGACGGTGGAGCCAGTGACCAGGATCACGCCGTTATCGAAGGGTTCGGCGCGCGCGGACGATGCCGGCCAGGGCGAACCGAAGGGCAGCAAGCCGAAGTTGGCCGGGGTGAACGGACGGCTGGCCGACTCCGCGTTGTAGTAGCACCCGCGGTCGGTCAGGACGAGCAGCTGTTCCCCGCTGACGACTTGGACGATCCGCTGCGCCGCGGCGTCCCCGATCAGGTCAATCACCGCGTCGGTGTCCACCGCGTCGCCCACGTCGAAGTCATAGAGGGCGTCGGTGCGGGAGGCGCAAACCACGTTCGGCACGGCCCGTCCGCCGGCCAGGATCAGGCGGTTGCGGTGCAGGCCGACCGCTGCGGGATAGCCGTGAACCGGGCCGTAGAGCTGCTCGTCCCAATTTCGCACCGCAGCGCCCGGCCCATAGCCGGCGTCCGTCACCGTGCTGGTGATCTTCGCCCGGCTGTCAGGGCCGATTAGGTATTCGTTGGCAATGAGCCCGGTAAGACGCTCATCGACAAGGATCGTCAGCGTGCTCCCATCAATTGCAATCACCTCGCCTCGCGCGCCGGTTTCGTCGCCCTCCACGATTTGCCCAACGCTCCAGCCGGAGCTGTTTTCTACGGTCACCTGCTGCGTAGGGGGCAGCCCATCAATGACCGTGCCGTTCGCCACGGTGCTGCTTGTGATGGAGGTGATCGCAATCTCACGGCCAGCGTACCGCACCCGCCCGCCGACATGGCCGGCCTGCCACCACGCGGCGTCGGTCGTCAGCGTGATGGAGCCCAACCGGGCTGATGGACGGAGGGTCATGGTCTCCGGAGCCAGCTTGAAATAGGGCTGGTGGGTTCGTCCGCCGGAACCGGCGGGCTGGGCGAATGCTATCGCGCTGCGCGTCCAAGAAGCGGGACCGGTGCGTATGATCCGCTGCGTCGGGAAGTCCGTGTGGGCGATAAACAGGGTGTTCGCGCTCTGGAACCACGTCGCGGCCCGCGCTTGGGCCAGCGACCAAGGGCAGTCCGTCAGCGCGCCCGCGGGTGTGCCATCCTCACGGAAGGCGTCCATGCGCCCGGCGGACAGCACCACCACGTATTTCGTGGCCTCGTCCACCGTCCAGGGAATCAACCGCGCATCCGCGGCCAACTCCGCAAGCCACCGCGTTCCCTCACGGCGGCGGGCACCACCTCCGACCAGCAGGCGGCAGTTCGTCAGCCGGCGGGCACCCGCCTGATACTGCTGCACGTCGTGCCGCATCGCGAGCGAGGGGTCCAGTTCTCCCGCGGCGAAGCTGGTCTGGACGACGGTCGTCTTAGCCACGGCGCGCCCCCTTGATCGGATAGGTGCGCGGGTTCGTCGGCGTCCCGCTCTGCGCGGAGCGGAGGGACGCGCGGCGCCCCTTGAGGGCGGCAGCCTGCGCCGCGGCGGCACCCTCCTGGAATTTGTCGGCGATGGCCGGCAGCAGTACGGCGCACAGACGCAGGATCACGAATTCGCGGAACTGCGCCGGCCATGCCGACGTGACGGGGCGATAGAGGATCGTCGCCACCACGGCCGCGCTGGGGTCGGCGTCGCACAGCAGCTTGTCGGACGAGCGCTCGTGCTCGACGGGCGCGCCGGAGATGGTCACGCCCTCGACCTCCAGCGCGTCGCCGGGAAGCTGATAGACTGCCGTCCACGGTTCTGGCGCAGTGCCGGACAGGCGGTTCAGCGTCCGTAGCGAGCGGGCGAACTTCCAGCGGGACTCGGACAGGCAGTCGGCGACAACCTGTTCGTAGTTCTGCGCCAGGATAAGGGATTCGGTCGTTCCGTCATCGAACGACGTGATGGGCTGCGCGCCGCAGCGCGTCAGCGCGGCGTTGCAGAGGTCCAGATCGGATGCGGGGGCGGTGCTCATGGTGGCAGGGTGCGGCGGCGCTCGCGCGCGGGCCAACGCACCCGGAAATGCAGAAGGACGCCCCAGGCGGTGGGGCGTCCTTCCTCTCCAACGGCCCTGGAGGCGGGTGGGCCGTCAGGTCTTGTCCGGCTTGGGGGTGGCCTTCGGCTGCTGAGCGGGTGGGGCCGGCGGCTTCTCCTCGGCCTTCGGCGCGGTCGCGGCGGCAAGCCGGGCCTCCAGTTCTGCGACGCGGGCCTTGGCCGTCTCTGCGGTCTCGTCGGCGGCATCGCGTTCCTCGTTCGCGATGATCAGCGCCTGTTCGAGGTCGGAGATGCGGGAGAGTGCGGCCTTGTGCTCGACCTCCGAGACCATGACCGGGGCGGGCCGCTCGGGCGACTCATCCGCCTCCTGGCTCCAGCCGACCGGCTTCATCCACGGAGCGAGGTCGGACTTAGCGGACAACTCGAAGGTCTCGCCGGCGCGGCGATGACGGTCGCCATAATGGCCCGGGTTTCGGGCGGTGACGGACAGTTTCTGCGACATCACGCGCTCCTTATCGCGGCAGATAGACCGGGATCACGTCCACTTTGCCGGCGGCGGCGGCGTCCGTGGTGGTGATGACCGCCTTGACGAACTTCCGGACGGTGCTCGGCAGGGCGAACCGGCCCAGCTCCGTGTCGGCAGCCAGCGATCCATTCCCGCTCGCAGCGGTCAGGGTGTAGACCGTGCCCAGGTCGACCCAGGATGATCCGTCGGTGGAATGCTGGAGCTTGATCGTCAGCGCCTTGGTGTCGGCGATGGTGACCGCAGTGTTGACGCGGGCCACCGCCTCGACGGCACCGTTGATGCCCGACAGCTCGACGCCCCCGCCGTTGCCGTCCGCCGATGTGTTCTGCGGCAGCGTCTGCGCCTTGGCGAAGTTCTGCCCGTGGATGTCCACGTAGTGGCGCAGACCATTGACCTTGTACATGGCCGATTCCCCTTCGATCAGGACAGGATGACGCGGCCTTCGGTGCCGTCGTACAGGTTGTAGCTGGACAGGATCGGCACGCCGTCCCAGGCGAGCACCTTCCGCGTGATGTTGGTGTCTTCGGGACGCATCTGGATGCGGTCCTTCTTGAAGGTCCGGCCCAAAGCGTTCTGCACACGCTGGTGCATCAGCAGCATCGTCCGGCCCGAGCCGGTCGCCCGAACGTCCGCCAGCAGGTCATCGATCTGCGCGTCGGTCGGGAGCTTGTTGTTGGCGATGTCGATGTTGACGATGGTGCCAACATTGCGAACGCCGGTGAGCTGAAAGCCCAGATCCGACTTCATGCGCACGCCGTAGCCCAGCACCCCGCCGCCGATGTCGTAGAGGGCGCCGCCGCTGATCGGCGTGGTGTCGAACATCGTGCCGTTGCCGAATCCCTTGGGATTGTAGAGCCCCGAGCAGACGCCTTCCTCGAAGCGCACGGCGATGATGCTGTAGTTGGTCGAGCCGACGCCTTGCGCATCGTAGACGGTCTTGGTCGTAGCGCCGGCGCGGAACCGGTCGATGGCATACTGGCGCAGGTTGTCGTAGACGATGACACGCTCGGTGTTCATGCCGGTGTTCTTCAGGACCGGGCCGGAGCGGTCGGCGAAATACTTTTCCTTGCCGCCGTACTGCCGCGCCTTGTCCTCCGCCACGGTCATCTGGCCGCCCATCTTCGCCAGATCGAAGCGGATCAGCTTCGTGGTCGAGTTGACGGCGGGCAGCGGCGCGTCCATCGCGACGAAGCCCATCGCATCGGCGTTCGTCAGTTCCTCGGCGACGTGCCACATGTCGTGGGTGGACGCCGAGAACGGAATGAGGTCCAGGATCGGAGTCTCTTCCGTCAGATGATCGATCTGCTTGGGCTGCTTCTTGCTGTACTCAAGCGCGATCGTGCGCAGGGTATCGAGAGACATGAAGAAACTCCGTTACTTCTTGAACAGCGACTTGAAATAGTCCTCTTCCGACATGGCTTCCCCACCGCCACCGAGTGCAGAGGGGATGCCAGCGTTCGCCCGCGCAATCAGCGCCTCGACGGCCTGGAAAAGACCGGCATCGACGGGCAGCCGCTGCGCCAGGATGGCGTGATGGTCAGGCAGGTTCGCCTTGAGCCAGCCATCCATGGCGGTGAAGCGGGCATCGCGGTTCGGCCCGAGCTTGGCCTGCTCCGCCGTGATATCCGCGACCACCTGCTGGTGCTCCTTCGCCTGCGAGTCGACGTAGGCGGCCAGCAGCTTCGACAGGCCGGCTTGCGGCAATCCGAATTCGTGAGCGATGGCGCGGACCGACTGGCCCAGCGGCGTGTCCGCCTGCTCGAAGGTCAGACCGTCCGGCAGCTTGAAATCGGCGGGCAGTTCCAGCTTGTAGCCGTCGGGGCCTTCGGGGATGCCGGCCCGGCGCGCTTGATCGTCGGAAACCAGCTTGGCGAGGTCTTCGACCTTCAGCGCACCCTTCTCGCCGTCCCAGAAGGACTCGAGCCCGGCCGGCGCGGGAGCGGGCTGGATGGTCTCGGCTGGCTGGGGCGACGCTTCGGAAGTGGGCGACGGCGACAGGGTGTCGCCAGCGGGCGCGCCGCCATCTCCCTCCGGGGAGAAGGCGACGGACACGAAACCGGGCCGGCGCGGGCCGCCGGGGTTGGCGAACGAGCAGCGCGGGCCGTCAGTCGGTCCCGGCCAAGCCGGCGCGGAGGTCAGAAGGATCGGTGCGGGTTCCATCGGCGGTCCACGTTTCGATTGCGTGGACAAGCTGCCTCTGGCCCTCCAGATGGAACAACGCACTGGCCGATGCGTCGGGACCAAGCACGCGGTCCTTCGTCCGGCGGCGCAGGGAGGCCAGAAGTTCGCGGCCCTGGCCGGTGGCGAAGACGGCCGCACACAGGCGGGCCATCTCGGCGTTCGCGCGGGCCTCAGCCGCCGCGCGCCGCTCCTCTTCCGAAGGTGCGCCCCGCCTCGCCCTGGTGGCCTTCTCCCGATCTTCCCAACTCATTGCTGCGGCTCCACCGGCGGCGCCTGCAGCGCCTGTTGCTGGGCGATGATCTGCTGAACCTGCGCCTGAGTGCGGACCAGCTTGGCCGGGATGTCGTAGAGCTGGGCTCGATACCGCAAAGCCTCCTCCATGTCGATCCACATCGCCGTGGTCTCCGGCCCGACCGTCTGCGAAGTGGTGACCAGGAACTGGTCCACGCGCTGGGCCTCCGATTGCTGCATGGCCTTCAGCAGGGGCGACTGTGCCCGGAGCTTCACCGGCTGGCCCTTGAACCGCACCTGCGCGGGAAGCTTCCCGCGGGCGCGCAGCAGGAAGGCGAAGCGCAGGAACAGCGGGCGCAGCAGCTCAGTCACCAGCCGGCCGACCGGGGCGCCCATGCGCTTGGCCTTCGCGGCGGCCTGCTCCTGCCATTGCGTCGCCGTCGGCGGGGTCAGGCCGTTCTGCCGCGGCGCGTCCTGGAACAGGGCGTCCCGGATGCGCGAGCGCAGATCCTGCAGGCTGAACTGCGACACGTCGAAGTTGGCGCCGGACACGATCGGCCGGATTTCGGAACCCTGCGCCATGGGAATCCACGTCCCCGGCGCGATGCCGCCCGACACGTCAATCACGCCGTCGTCGGGGTAGGAGGTCACCGGCTGGAGCGCGTAGTCCAGCGCTTCCAGCATGCGTTCGGTGACGTAGTTCGCCGTCTTGACCTCGGGCAGCACGCTCATCAGCGGGCCGTGGCCCCATGCCGTCTTGGCGTCGGTGTCCCAGCGCGCGACGATGATCGGACAGGCGCCCTCCCCGACCAGTTCACGCTGCACCAGCGCCTTGCCGCCGCACAAGACGGCGTATTTCCACACCTCGTCATCGCGGCGGGTCAGGTCGCGGTACAGGCCATCGGTCACGTCGACTTCGGCATCGCCGGTCTTGGGCAGGCTGCCGGTGTTGGCGTCGGGCCAGAGAATCGGCACCTCGTCCGCGCGCAGCTTGAACTTTCGCCACCGGCCGTCGACACGCCCATAGGGGCCGCGGTCGACCAGCAAGTCGGACACGCTGATGGCCTCGACGTGGATCGGCTCCGTCGGGTCGATGTCCTGCACCAGCAGTGCCATGGTGCCGACGGCGAGGTCGGCATATCCGACCTGGAGCGCTTCATAGAGGTTGGACGCGGCCATGGCCTCCATGACGGTGGCCTCGATTTCCTCCAACGGGCCTTCCAGTTCCCGCAAGGCCGCATCGCCCAAGCCCTGATCGGGCTCCAGCCGCATCCAGGTCGCCGACGGCGGGGTGAAGGTGGACAGCAGGTCGCCCGCGAAATCCTTCACCGAGACAACCGCCGTGCCATCGAACACGTCGTCCTGCGCGGTCGGGTCGTCCTGGTGCCGGTCGGTCAGGTGGCGCCACGGCATGGCGAGGCGGTAGCAGTCGTCCAGCCGTCCGCGGCGGCGCTGCTTGTCCTGGTCGGCGCGCGCGATCCGGCGCGTCAAGTCGCGCGGGGCGGGCGGTGGGGTGGCGTTGGCCATCAGCCCGCCCCCACGGTGCTACCGGCGGTGCCGATGTTCCCGAGCAGGCCACGCGCTCCGTCGCCGCGAGCCCGCCGGCGACGGGTTTCTTCGGCAAGAACGCCCTGCTTTTCGCGGGTGGCCAGGGCGTCAGCCCGTTCCTTCTCCCGCGCGGCCAGAGCGTCCGAGCGCTCCTTCTCGCGGGCGGCCAGCTCGTCCGCCGCCTTCTGGGCGGCCTGCGCGGCAGTCTTGGCCTCTTCAAGCTCGCGCTGACGACGGGCCTCAATCTCCGGATCGATGGTCGGAGC